GGTAATAAAGTTTATATGAAAAAACCTAAGTCATGGCAAAAGGTATGGTTTTGGTGGGAGAGTAAAAAAGAAAAATGGTTTTTAAATAAGGCTTTTGATAAAAGAGAAGATGGTGTTGTAAAACCAGAACCTTCTGTATGGATAACCGCAAAACAAATGGAACACCACATGGACCACATGGTTCGTATGGGTTATAAATATTATATAAATGAGTAAATTACTTTTAGCATTTTTATTGTTCTTTGTAGGGCAAGCTGCAATATGGTTTCAAACAAATGGGCAATTTGTATGGCCTTGGTTTAAAAAGAATCCGTTTTTGATATCTGTTATATTTGGAACGTCAATAAGTTACATATTAATTTATGGTACTAGGTTTATGGTAGAATACTATGATGGTCTATTATGGCCAGGTAGATTTATTGCATTTGGATCTGGTATTATTTCATTTACATTTTTAACTTGGTACTTTCTTGGTGAAGGTATTACTACAAAAACAATAGTGTCACTGTTCTTAGCCTGTAGCTTAATAGGCATACAGTTATTTTGGAAATGAAAGATCCTTATAAAATATTAGGCGTAGATAGAAACGCCGATGAAGCTGATATAAAAAAGGCATATAGAAAATTAGCAAAACAATATCACCCTGATAAGTCTACAGGCAATGAAGATAAGTTTAAAGAAATAGCTGATGCATATGAAGCAATCACAGATCCTAAGAGAAGAGGTAATATAGGAGGTAACCCATTTGGTTTCACAGATGAATTCTTTGAAGATTTTATAAAATCAGGTAGTGGTGGTGGTTTTTCTAGCATGTTTAACCAGAGATATGGACCAAACAATAATAAAGGTGGAGATGTCACTACTCAAATTCATATATTGTTGGAAGATGCATATTATGGTTGCAAGAGATCAATTAGAATAGGTACAAAAACAGTAAATGTAGAAATTAAACCTGGCGTTAAACCTGGGCAAAGAATGAGACTCAAAGGCTTAGGTCAGAAAGGAATGACTGAAGAACAAAATGGTGATCTTATTTTAACTATCTTAATACTGGATAATCCTAACTTTTATTTAGACCAAAAAGGTTTACATACGATAAAACATATAAGCTTATATGATGCATTATTAGGAGGTAAAGCTGAAGTGAATGTCTTTGGTAAAACTATAACTTATACCATACCTAAATGTGTTAAGAATGGTACTATGCTTAGAATAAAAGGTAAAGGGTTTCCTAATTACAATAATCCTGATGTATTAGGTGATTTAATTGTAAACATATTAGTTAATTTACCGGAGTCTCTAACTGAGAAACAGGAAGAGCTTATAAAAAAGATGAAAGATTTAGAAAATGGAATATAGCGACGAGGAGTTTATGAAGTCATTGTTGGATCAAATGGAAACAGGTAGCTGGGATCAATATATGAACTTATGTTATAATGTAATTGTAATGTTTCCTTCTCATGTTTTAAATTATGAGGAAACAACAGCACGAAATAGAATAGGTAGTTTAAATAAAATTATTGAACATTTTGAAGAAAAGGAAGATTTTGAAAAATGCGCCAAGCTTAAAGCTATACAAGATCAGTTAAAAAATTGTTAATAACTTTTTAAAAAAAGTCTCCCAAAAATTTTCAATTCCCAATTAAATTGATTATATTTATAATATAATTAAATAAACGGAATATGACTGAATACACAAACCTTACTTATCTACAATCCTTCTTGGATGAAATGCGATCTTCTTCTTCAGGAAATCATAAAATTGCAACTCTTAAAAAGTATGCTGATAACTCTGATGAAAATTCTGATAGAGAATTCTTACAGAAGGTTTTCTTCTATACTTACAATCCTTATTTTAAGTACAACGTAACTCCTAGGAATTGCAAAAAGAACTCAGATCTACTAGGTCACCCAAATACATACGGTAGTATTTTTACCTTATTGGATGATTTAAGAAATAGGGTATGTACCGGTCATACGGCAATTGCAAATGTAAATAGGTTTGTCCTAGAGAATAAACAATGGGAAGATATTATTTACTACATGTTAAACCGGGACCTTAATATGGGATGTGGAACTACCTCTATCAATAAGGCAATCCACCCAGATTTAATTCCTACCTTTAAAGTCGCTTTAGCAAATGCATATAATCCTAAGAGAGTGGATTTTCAAAGTGGAGAATGGTACGGATCCAGAAAATTGGATGGAGTAAGATGTATCTGTAGAAAGGAAATGAATACTGTAACATTCTTTTCAAGAAACGGTAAAGAATTTACAACCTTAGGTAATTTAGAAAATGAAATTTCTAAGATAGGTGGAGACTTTATTTTAGATGGAGAAATCTGTATGGTAGATAAAGATGGTAATGAAGACTTCCAAGGAATTATGAAACAAATCAGAAAGAAGGACCATCAAATTGAAAATCCTAAATTCTTTGTATTTGATTTTTTAACCTTAGACGAATTTGATGATAAGGTTGGAACTACACCACTTACTGAAAGGCTTAAGAATGGATATGATCTCCTTCCAGAAAACATTAACTCTTCTATGTTAGAATTCTTACCACAAGAACAATTAACTACCGAAGAACAATTTACTGAAATGGCAAAAGAAGCTGAAGAGGCTGGGTTTGAAGGAATCATGGTTAGAAAGAATATTGGCTATGAAGGTAAAAGAAGCCATAATCTTTTAAAGGTTAAAAAATTCCATGATGCTGAATACACAATCCTAGAATGTATGAACGGTACAATGCGATGGACAGAAAATGGAAAACAGGTTGAGAAAGAAGGTTTAAGTAATATTATAATTGAACATAAAGGTAACCGTGTAAGTGTAGGATCTGGGTTTTCTAAAGAACAAAGAGAACATTACCTCAATCATCATAATGAACTACTAGGTAAAACTGTAACTGTTCAATATTTTGAAGAAAGCCAAAACCAAAATGGTGGATATTCATTAAGGTTCCCGGTAGTAAAACATATATATGAGAATGGAAGAAATTGTTAATGTATCCATTCCATATCTCACCTGTGGTGAAGCAACAGAAATTAAACAATATATATTGTATGGAATTATTTGAAAAGTATAGAAAATGGGGGAAAGACATAACTGTCTTTGACGTTGATGATACTTTGATTGTAACCAAAAGTAAAATTAGAGTATTCAATCCAAAAACAGGATATGAGATTGATCTTACTCCACAAGAATTTAATACATTTAAAACTAAGCCGCATGATGAGTTTGATTTTAATGACTTCAGAGATTTAGAAATTCTTAAGGCTGGTAAAATAATTGATTGGGTTTTTAGAATACTTAAAAGAACAATTGCAAAAGGTACTGCCGTAGGTATTATTACTGCGAGAGATGATTCAAAACTTATCTATGATTTTCTGATGCATAACGGCGTTGATGTTAATCCTGATTTTATCTTTGCGATTAATGATCCTTCTTTAGGATTCACTGGCTCTACTGCACAAAAGAAAAAGGATGCCTTTATGAAATTTGTACAAATGGGCTTTAGAAATTTTCAATTCTTTGATGATGATAAAGAAAACATAAGAATTGCAAACAGTCTTAATAAAGATTTACCTGAGGTAAAAATGAAAGCTACTTTAATTAAACAAAAATGGATCCCAAACTTCAACGACTTCAAATAAAGTTAAAAGCATTCACTAATATTTTATTAAGTATTAGGGATCTTTCAAATTCTTCTACTACTAAGGTTGGTTGTATGGCCTTAAAAAAAGACTTTAGTAAAATAGCAAGCTTTGGATATAATGGCTCTTATAGTGGAGCTGAAATTAATACTGATACTGGAACTGAGGAAGATTCTTTAACACCAGGAGAAAGTGGATTTATTCATGCTGAAGTAAATATGATTGCTAAGTTTCAAGAATACGATCCACAAAATTATATAATACTCTTAACTCTATCTCCATGTAAAATGTGTACTAAAATTCTAGTTAATGCAGGATTTAAGCATGTTTATTGGATGCAAGATTACAGAGATACTGATCACCTTCAAATTTTTAATGAATGTAATGTGACACACGGTAAAATTTTCAACCTATTAAATGACTACCGCATAATAAAGGACTGAATATATACTAAAAATAGCAAGTCCTCTTGGTTGTTGAAGCATTAACATTTAAACTTTCTCTAGACTTTTTTGTTTATTTAAAAAAGTATAAAATTATAGTGTCAAAAATCCGTATAGGATTTTATGACCAGGCTGCACAAAAAACAGAATTCACAGATTTTAATAACATTAAGGAGATGGAATTATTCTATCAGAATAATTATGTACCTTTTGATGATTGCTTTGTTGGTGATCTAGTATCTATCGAATTATTTTTAGGAGCCAGTGACCTATATGAATTTATTACAGAATATAGAGCCGAAGATTTAACCGGTAACTTTAAGCTTACTGCTGGGTCATCATTTGATATTCAAAGAAATTCACAAAGGTCGGTTTTAACCGATAGGCAAGTAGGAATGATTAATAAAGCTGTTGAAGATTATAGAAAATTCTATAATGAAATTTATAGAATATATACTACAGGAATTTATTCACCGTGCTACGCTATACCTGGATGGTCTGAAGGTACATGGTATTTAAACCAATTAAGAAAGGCATTTATACCTAAAAGGGATACTTCTGAGTTTCCTTATGATGATGTAAATATTATTAATGAACCACCTGAATAAATAAAAAAACAGAAGATTAAATGGCATTCAATCTCAAAGAATATATCATCTACAGAAATGAAGTTAAAAGAGAACTTTTTAATGTTGAGGTAGACGAAAATTTTAAAGCAGTAGCTAATCCATGGGTAGATAATAGAACCTATGATGAAGGGCATGTAGTATATCACCCAGTGGAAATAATTGATGCAACCGGCGGAACTAGTGTGGCATCAGAAGCATTAGCATGGTGGAGAGCAAATAAAAGAACTACCCAAGGTGTATTTGAAACTAGTGAATGGGACATCATTGGTGGTATTGGTACTGGTGATCTTACTGTTACCGGATCAAATAGCTATGGTAAGATTGTTGTAAACTATACAGGAGCCATTGGGTCGTTTCAATCAGGTAATGACTTTACACTAAATTCTACTATTCCTAATGATACTTTTAGATTAGTTGCTGGTGCAGGAATGATTCTTCAGTATGATAATACTTATAATGTAATTAAGCTTATTAACACAGGTACTACTGGTGAAATAAACCAAGGTACAAATATTGGTACAGGGGAAGCTGTTTTTGCTGGAATGAGTTCTACCAATTTAACATTTAGAGGTTTTGCTGCTGATAATACAACAGGTAGCCCATTGTCTGTAGCTACAGATGCTGCAAATAATAATATTGTTTATAACTTTGATGAAAGTGAAATTGATTTAGCTACTTTAAATAACGGTAGTTCAACAATGCAAATGATAGGTGATGTTAATTATGTAGGAGCAACACCTAACAATTTAGATTTATTACAATGGACAGGTACAACATGGCAAAATGTTAATCCAGGCAGCGCAGGTTTAATTGGTGCACAAGGACCGCAAGGTATACAAGGACCAAGTGGACCAAGTGGACCACAAGGACCAACTGGTGCCCCATCAACTGTACAAGGGCCACAAGGATTAAGCGGACCGCAAGGACCAAGTGGACCACAAGGACCAACTGGTACTGGTGAACAAGGACCACAAGGTGAACAAGGACCACAAGGACCAAGTGGACCACAAGGACCGCAAGGACCGCAAGGTGAACAAGGTGATCAAGGAGCACCTGGGACTGATGGTAATGATGGACCACAAGGACCACAAGGACCTGCTGGGTCCTTTGGTGGAGCCACATTTGATTATGAGTTCAATACAATATTAACAGTAGGAGATCCTGGTTTTAGTTATGTTTCATTAAATAGTGCAACACAAAATCTTTCTACTATCATGAGTATAAATGATGCAGGAATTACTGGTTCTGATGTATCTGCATTTTTAAATACCATTCTATCATCGTCATCTATACCAAAAGGGCATGTAAGACTTTCTGCTAAAGCTGATACTTCAGAGTTTATATTATTTCAAATAACTGATTTAATTGATCAAACTGGTCATTGGGAATTGGATGTAGTTCCGGTAGCATCAACAGCGTCATCACCTTTTACTATGGATGAGGATGTTTTGTTATCGTTTGTTGTTACTGGTGATAAGGGTGATACTGGACCACAGGGTGAACAAGGACCGCAAGGAGATGCTGGTGAACAAGGACCACAAGGTGAACAGGGTAATCAAGGACCAAGTGGACCACAAGGACCAACAGGTGCTGCGTCAACTGTATCAGGACCACAAGGTGAACAAGGAGAACAAGGACCGCAAGGACCACAAGGTGAACAAGGTAATCAAGGACCGCAAGGACCACAAGGACCAACTGGTACCGGTGTACAAGGACCAACTGGGCCACAAGGACCAAGCGGGGATGGTGGATTAACCGGTGATCAAGGACCACAAGGTGAACAAGGTAATCAAGGACCGAGTGGACCACAAGGACCAAGCGGGCCTGCTGGTACTGTTGCTGGATCCAATGCATACGGTTCTATGATATTAAGTAATGGGGCAGGCCAAATAGCAATAACGACTTCTTATGTAGGTTTATTATTAGATGTTGGTGAATTAAATCAAATGGCATACGCTACCCCAGGAGGAAGCCCACAAGGTAATGTACTAAGTATTAATGCTGGTGAAGCCGGAGATTATGAAATTAACTTTACACTTAGTGGAGTAATACCAGCTAGCCAAAATATACTTGCCGAAATATTTGTTAATGGTAGTGCATACGGTGGAAGTGGTACTACTGAATTCCGATCTGATTTTACGGCATCAGAATATAATAGCATGTCTACTGTAGATATATTAGATCTTAATGACGGCGATCAGGTTGAAATGAGACTTAAGAGTTCAGCTGGTGTAAATTTAACACTTGCAAATATTTCACTTACATTAGTTAAACTCATTGGTAATGGACCACAAGGACCACAAGGACCACAAGGACCTAGTGGACCAGAAGGTTTATCTGGTAGTAATGGTGTACAAGGTATACAAGGACCAAGCGGACCACAAGGACCAAGCGGCGTTAGTGTACAAGGGCCACAAGGAGAACAAGGACCACAAGGACCACAAGGTGAACAAGGTAATCAAGGACCAAGCGGACCACAAGGACCAAGCGGACCAGAAGGTTTATCCGGTAATAATGGTGTACAAGGTGTACAAGGGCCAAGCGGGCCACAAGGAGTACAAGGTGTAAGTGGGCCAACCGGACCTAAAGGTAATACTGGTAACCAAGGACCAACTGGACCACAAGGTAATCAAGGACCACAAGGTGAACAAGGTAATCAAGGACCAGTTGGACCACAAGGACCACAAGGTGAACAAGGTAATCAAGGACCAGTTGGACCACAAGGTGAACAAGGTAATCAAGGACCAGTTGGACCACAAGGACCACAAGGTAATCAAGGACCACAAGGTGAACAAGGTAATCAAGGACCAGAAGGACCACAAGGACCACAAGGTAATCAAGGACCACAAGGTGAACAAGGTAATCAAGGACCAGTTGGACCACAAGGACCACAAGGTGAACAAGGTAATCAAGGACCAATTGGTCCACAAGGTATACAAGGACCAATTGGTCCACAAGGTATACAAGGACCGAGTGGACCTCCTGGTATAGATGCAACTGGAGCACAAGGACCACAAGGTGAACAAGGACCAAGTGGACCAAGTGGACCGCAAGGACCAAGTGGTGCTGCATCAACAGTATCAGGTCCACAAGGACCAAGTGGACCACAAGGACCAAGCGGTCCTGCATCAACAGTATCAGGTCCACAAGGACCAAGTGGACCAAGTGGGCCACAAGGACCACAAGGTACAACATCTGGTTGTTTTGTTCCAGTAGGTGGTTATGTGTCACAACAAAACCCTCTACCAACTAATAATAATCAAACTGTTGGTGGTGGATCAAGTTCTTCTGCTACACCTATCTTAACTACCACTATTACCACAATATGGTTAGGTACAGTAAGTGGAGCACTACAAGGAAACGGATTAGGGGTAGGAAGTATAATAACATTAACAAGAACTAACCAAGCCAGTCCAGTCGTCGCACAATATGAAGTAACTGGTATTAATATCCAAACCGTAAATGGAATCTTATATGATGTTACATATATTTCTGGTTTTGATTTTAGTGTTGGTGGTGATCCTTATGAAGTATGTCTTATACCTGTTGGGCCACAAGGGCCACAAGGAGTAAGCGGACCACAAGGAGTAAGCGGACCACAAGGAGTAAGCGGACCAAGTGGTCCGAGTGGATCAGGTGATATTAACCCTCTTATTGTAAAGTCATCATTTAGTGTTCGTGATGGCTTACCTAGATACTTTATTTCTAACCCGGCACTTAGTAGCTACCGCGTAGGACCACCACGAGGTACCGGTAGTTTGTCTGAAGGTGGCGGATGGAATTCATCAACATGGCCAGGTGGTGGTGGTACTGGTGGAATTTTAGATGGTACAAGTGGTACAGAAGATGCATTTACTCTACTAGGTAATGGTATTGTTTTAACAAGAAGTCTAGCTGCGGATTCAATAGTATCAATCAGAGGTACTGTAGTAGGAGTTAAAACTAATGGCCTATATACGAATGATGCAACAAATTTTGGTATTCAATTATTTTCCCACGGTTGTGGTATGAATGGTCAAGGGGAACAGGACTGGGAGGCAATTTGTAATACTCAATTAGATTTTAATGTAACTTATGAAACATATGTTGATGGAGAAACCGGTAGGGCTGTCGCATGTTTTAACGGAACGTTTTTACTTGCAAAAGGTGTCACTAGATGGAATGAAAGATTAATGGTAGGTTTTGCTTGTGATAGGGTAACCGCTGCTCACTTAGGTGGAAATGATGTAATTATTACTTATGCTCTATTCGAAGGAGCTGATCCTCAGCCATAATTTTAAACAATTTCTTTTTTCTAGGTATAATAACTATAAAAGAATAATAGTATGGAAAACACAGAGGAAAAGAAACTCCAGTGGATTAAGGGTGATAAGTTAGGTAATGTAGAAATAGTCAAGGGTGTTGATAATGAATGGACTATATTTAATAGTGGTGGTAGGATAGCAACAAATTTACTTAGTGAATTTTTAGAACCTTTAGATGGTGAACCTTTAGATTTTAATCCACCTACACCAGCATCAACAAAGGCAGCCAAGGTATATAAAGAAAAATTACCACCACAAAAAGAAACCTCATCTCCAATAAGAACTCTTTTTGATAAGCAGAAAAAGAATGATAAAGTAAAACTGAATCTTTCATTTCCAATAAACGTTCCTAAAAAAGCTATATATGAAATTATCAGCTCTTCGTTTGATACCGAAGAAGTAAATGATGAATTAGAATCCTTTATTAAAAATCAAATATCAGAAGACTTAATTTTAGATAGTCTTTTTGACAGCATTAAGGAATTAATTAAAACTAGATATAAAATTGACTAAGCAATTTAAGGTATAATATATAATAAAATCAATCATATGACACAAGCACCAAATAGAAGACAGAGAAGATTAGCGATGAAGTACCAAGGACTTCTAAAAGCTAAAAGTAAATTACCATTTCATAAGTGGATGGAATTTACAAGAGAGAATATTGAAAGAGGTAAGGAAATACATGCAGCTAATGTTGATAGTGTTGACAAAAAAATAGCATCTCAATTAGAAGCAGCAGAAGAAAGACAAATAGAAGTGTGGAGAGAAGTTGGTTATGATGAATCTGAAATTAAAATGTTAAGAGAAGCTAATGCCATCTTAATGGTTAAGAATAAAGAAACTTGGAAGGCTGATAAAAAGGAAGCTAGACAAATAATGAAAGATGCAAGAGAATCTTTAAATAAAAGATTAAATGGTTAAAATTGTTTTAGAGCCTGCAAGAAATGGTGTTATCAAAAGAGTGATTGACGATAATCATGGTGGAGGTAGAGAACAATGGACCTCGACCGATGTATATGAATCAAATGATGAGCATAGAAATAAATATGAATACATCATGCGATTCTTTTGGGAACTTTGCGAAGACATAGGATTAGAGTGCGGTAACAAATTTGAAAAAGATTGCTTACGGATCAAAACTGAATGGGGTACTCACTATGAACCTAACCAAAAAGAGGTGGATAGTAAAATAAGAGAACTCCAAGCAGAGATCGATTTATTGAAAGAATGGAAACAGAAATAGAATTTAATTTTATATACTCTAAGGATGCAATAAAAGTAAAAAAGTTTTTAGGCAGTGTACCAAGAAATATTGAATGTATAAGTTATATGGATATTTTTAACAAGCTTACAAAAAATGACTTTTATCAATATGAACCGTCTGATGCCGTAGTATCATCTTACTTAATGAGGCAGTTACAGACAGTCTTAGGTAGGAACACTACAACTTCTATTTTTTATGTTTTAGGAAATCTTAATAAAGGAACTATAATTGGTGTAAAAAAATATGTAGAATCTTTAACTGATAGGGCTATATATTATAACATATATCATTCACCTGATATTAATGTAAACGGTACGGCTGAATTATTTAAAGATGCTGTAGAGTTTGAATGAAAGCCCATAGGATATTTACAAAAGGACAAACTGTTTACTGCCTGCTATCATCTTTTAGCAGGCCTAATGTTTTGTTGCCAATAAAAGGCCTTATAGTAGATACCCAATGGGATCCTGTGAATCCACTATACCAAATACGTATTATTAAGATGTATGATAATATGAAGTATCTTAAGTCTAATTTTTTTGATATGAACTTTAAATATGAATTTGATAATAGAGCCAGAAAAATGCCTATTAAAAAAGAAGACTTTAAAAATAAAAGTTTATTAGAGGAAAGATTTAATGAAAGTGATAGGGAACGGTTTTATGTAATAGTAGAATCGGTTATGTGCAAAAAAACTAAAAATGATTTACAAGGTTTATTTGAAAAGGTTCAGTTTTATATAATATCAAAAAATCTAAAAGAAATAAGAGACATATCATCAAGGCCTTTTTTTAAAGGTTCTCTTTCAACTGATAGTTCACAAGAGTTTAATATTAGGTTTAAAAAAGGCTGGAGCGATAAGTTTAAAAATGGAGATATTGACATTGATAAGTATCTCAACAGCTTAAGCTGAATATATACTAAAAATAGACTATTATATGGGATTCTCTGATAAGATAGGAAAACTTAACGATGCATTATTTCCAACCAACCCAAGCAAAGAAACCGACCAAATAGTTGGGGCGTTTGGTGGCGAATCATTTGGGTTTGCACATGGGGTAGATACACTGTTTGCAAAAAACTTTTATACACAAGGTGCTGTGCCTGATGTATTTGGTGTAGCTGTAGGTATGAATTCTGTTATTCCTAGATCTATTTTTAATAGATATGCTTTATTTAATTTTAGGGGATTGTATGGCGGTTTAACCGGAGGAGAAGTTTTTAATGGGTTTCATGATCAGCCAGATAATCCTGCTATGGGTGGTGCTGATGCTAGAAATGTATCTATTGCTAAACTCATAGATTACTTTAATACTAATTATCCTAGAATATCTTATACCGCGCAAGATTTTCTTTATTGTAAATATTATAAACAAGTTCCGGTTAATCATCTGATTACATTGAGAAGGTTCCCTACTCCGGTAAATGATAACATATTTGATTTATCTGTTTCTCCTGGGTCTAAAGATCCTAAAGCACCTAAACCAGGTGAAGCTGTAGATGCTACACAGACTGCTGGTGTTACTGCTGTTACTTATATGGGTGAAGCGGCTGGAAATAAACTAGATGATATTTTAACAATGTCTTATGGATTAAACTATAAGGAAGTTAAATCTGAAATGGAAGATATTAGTAGTGGTGATGGTGGTTATACGTCTCAACCTTTTTATTCCAAAATGGGTGGTGTTGGTAAAGCAACCGCTGATGCATTTAAAGGAATTAGTTCAAGACAAAAATTTGCTAAACAGAATATGTCTACTGGTGATAAGCTAGGAACTACTTATGCTAACTTTGTAATAGGACCAGTTAATGTTATTGATTCAACTAACGTTAGAGATCGTGGTATGAAATTTTCAAATGACTTAAAACTTAATTTTGAATATGAACTTAAATCTCTTAATTATGTTAATCCTAAAATTGCAATGATTGACATTATAAGTAACATGTTAACTATGACTTATAATAATGGTCAATTCTTTGGAGGAGGACAGAGGTACTATGGTAGTGCTGGTGCAGTAGCTAGTCAGTTTGGAGATATTAATAAATTAAAACAAGGTGATTTTAGTGGATATATTGGAAGTGTAGTTACTGATGTTGAAACTGGATTTAAAAATGTGTTTGGTGGTGGAACTGGTGAATTTAATTTAGAAAATGGTGTAGAAGGATTACTTAAGGTTGGTAAGACTATGTTAGGTAATATGCTAGGTGGATTTTTAAGTGATAATGTTGGGGCAGTTTCTGGTACACAAGCATCTAAAGCTTTAATAAGTGCGGAACCTACTGGTGATTGGCACGTGACTGTTGGTAATCCATTAAATCCTATTGTTACTATGGGTAACATGTATTGTGATAATTCAACAATGACGTTAGGTCATGGCTTAGGATATGATGATTTCCCTATGGAAGTTAAATTTGAAATTGATCTTAAGCACGGTAAGCCTAGAGATAAAGGTGATATAGAAAACATGTTTAATGCTGGTCGTGGTAGAATTTACGCGTCTGCTCAAGGTGAAGAGGATATTTTAAATTTAGCCGGTGAAGACATTGCAACATACGGATCAGTTAAGGCAGGTAATTATAAAAAAGGATTACAACCTACACAAGGTGGTTCAACATCTAATGTAAAGAATAGTAAAATAAGTAACATAAAAAGCAATCCTAATAAACAAGCTACTAGTGATAGTGCAGAATATATTTCTAATACAGTAAGTATGTTTATAGATTCATAATATATTGAAAAGATATGGATATAAAATCATTAACATTAAAGAATAAACTAATCATAGATAAGACGGGTGAAGGTTACTGGGATCTTACAGCACCATCTTTTATTTATGATTCTGATTTAGGTGTTAGGGCTTTGCATTATGTAATGCAAGATCAAATTGGTAGAATAGATAAAATTTCAAATATTTATTTTGGTAGTGGTGAATTTATAGATGCTATTTGTGTTGTTAATAATATCTTTAATCCTTTTAGCGTTAATGAAGGTGATATTTTAATTATTCCAAATTTAAGTAGAAAAGATCTTGTTTATAAAAGACCTAATCCTGCATCAAGGCCTAATGCAGTACAAGAGGCTTATGTTGATACTGGGAGACAAAGTGAAAAAGATCAATCAAGAATTCAGAGACTAATTGAAAAAGCTAAAACGAAAGAGGCTGGTGTAAAACAACCAATGCCACCGAATATGCTACAACTTGGACAAGAATCTAAAACTTACGAAGGTGGAAAAATACAATTAGGAACTAACCTACCAAGCAGAAATACTAAACAATCAAACTAATATGTCAACGGTAGAAAGAAATATACTAACAGTTATAGAACCGACGATTGAGTTAGATGAACTAGAAATGACTGATGTAGAAAGTGGTACTGAAAATTCCGATGGTGATACAATAAAAGAAAAACCTAGTAAGTTTTCTACAATGATACCACTCATTAAAATTAATTCTTATGAAGTACAGGGTGATAGATTAGAAACGTTTGAGCTTAAGTCAGTTGGGTTTTATCCAACCTGTAAATTTAGCTTTTTTGATGTTGATGCTATGTTTACTGCTAGATTTTTTCCAAAGGATGGTGATATTATTCAATTGTATATTAGGTCCCAAGGAGAAGAGACTACATTTAAACCTATAAGAATTGATTTTACTATTGAAAAAATAACACCGTTAGGTGGAGGTGGAGCATCAGATGAAGCTTCACAAATCATGGTAGATGGTAGAATGCATGTACCTAATTTATTTACCGAGAAGGTTCAGTTTCAAGATAACACTAGTTGGAATTCTTTACTTGCTATTGCAGAAGAATTAAAATTAGGATATGCATCAAATGTTGAAGATACGACAGATCAACAAATATGGACAAATCCTTATGACACTGCACAGAGGTTTATAGAAGATATAACATCAAATTCATATATGAATGATGAGTCTTTTTTCACTGCATATATTGACCCTTATTATTATTTAACCTTTGTTGATGCTAATAAGTTTTTTGGAATGGAGGATGATTTAGAAACTAGCCAAATGTTTTCACAAAATGCAATAGATACTATGGGTACTGGTGATGACGCTGATAGTGAATTTAACTTTCCTAATATGTTAAGTAATAATTTATCATTGCAGGGTAGCGCTAGATACATATCAAAATATCAGCAAGTAAATAATAGTGGTAAGATAAGTAAAAACAACGGATATAAAAGATATACACAATATTGGGATTTAAATGCAAAAGAATTTATAAGTGAATTTGTTGATCCTATAACTAGTGATACTCCAGGAATGGTGCCTGTCACTAAAGGTAGAACAATTAATGGAGAAGTAGAAGGGCCTGTTAATGATCAAGTTAAATTTAAGTTTTTAGGTACACAAGGCGATAATGTACATGATAATTATTATTATGCATCTATACAAAATTTTCAAAACCTTGCAGAGATTAATAAATTAGGAATGACTATTGAGTTAGATACGGTTAATCCTGCTATATTAAGGTATAGTAGAATTTATTGTTCAATAATGGAAACTGCTCAAATGGTAAAGGGTACTTTAACTGCTCCAGAAAACGATGAAAATGCGCCTAGTGATTCAGTAAGAAGGACTGAAACACCTGATAATTTAGGTAGTGATGTTAATAATGAATTTGGTGTTATTAATGAATACCTTTCAGGGTTTTATGTTATTACTGGTATAGAGTATTTTTTAATAAGTGGTGAAGAGGCCGGTGGCGCTGGGTTAAAGCAGAGGCTACATTTGCGTAGAAGAGAAGTAACTCCATCTACATAATGAATAAATAAAAAAACAAAAGTATACATGGCAGATCCAGGTATTTGGAACCAAGAACCACCAGAGGAGCTAGCTAACTTAGCTAAAAACTTTCAAAAATCATTTCCTAATAGTTATGACTTTGCAAAGACGTTTGTGCAAACTGCATCTTCTGCTGCTGGTGGTGGTAATGGTGTAACTAGTTTAGATGATCCAACATACCTAGGTTTTAATGTTAGGTTTGATCCTATGTCACCACTATTTGAAGGCGCACTAGAAGGTAGTCCTGCTATTCCTGCTGGTGTAGATCCATTAACATTTCAAGGAGGTGATGCTAATAATTTAGGTTCTCATCCTTCTGGTGAATCTGCTGTTGGGTATCTGAATAATCTAGGTGAAGTTACAAGGGCTACATATTTGAAAGCTTTCTGCCAGGGTCTTAGAGAAATACAAACAAAAAGACCTTATTATTTTCAGACAATAGAAGGATTACAAGAAGCTTTTAATAAAACGGTTAATATGACACCGTATGGTGGAAGCGCTGAAGGTGAAGGAATCACAGTAGGTTGCCTAGAGGCAATAGATTTAAAAATGGCTGCAATATTTAATCTTTATAAAGCTGCATGTTATGATGTTAAATATAGAAGAAATCTTTTACCTGTAAATTTAATGTATTTTACATGTTATGTTGATGTTGTGGAAGTAAGAAAATTTAAACAAGTTAGAAATTTTATAAATGCCCTCAATCCTCTTTCACCAGAACCAGAACTTAGTAAATTTGTAAATGAAAACTTTTCAAAGATAACTTTAAAATTTGATGAGTGTGTTTGGGACGCTACTGCCAGTGGGCAAGTTTTTGCAGATGTTACTAATGTACAAGGTAGTGGTGCTATGACTACGTCATCTATAAAATGGTCATACGGAAGAGTTGAAATACAATCACAATTTGCTGGTTATGATTCTGCATTAATTGATTCAGCAAATGTAAAACCTAAAACTTTTGGTGATTTAGCAAAAGCAGCAGGTAAAAAATTATTAGATAAAGCAATCCAAGGAGCAGAGAATGCAATCCAAAGAAAGGCTTTAAGTTTTGTACAAGGTTTAAAGTTTGGTAATGTATATGGCTTAAGAAACCAAGTTCTGAATACCATTAAAAATCCACAAGGTTTATTAAGTACTCTACAAGGTGCCTTGGCACAAGAAGAAACTACACCAGGATTTGTTGACCCACTTGGTGCTAATATATTTGAAGGAGAGGCTGAAAGAATTGGTGGTAGTACACAAAGTATAGAAAGTAATAATATCTTTCCAGAAGAAGATGACGCTTTACCATTACAAAGCAGCAACATATTTGGAACTCAGCCATCAGGGCCTACTCCATTACAGAGTAGTAATATATTTGAAGATTAATATATGGGAAAATTAACAACAAAGGATTTAAAAGATGATAATCTTAAAGGTACGCAATGGATTGGTATAGTTGAAAATACTGATGATGATATCTTTGAAGGCCGATGTAGGATTAGAGTTTTTGGTAAAATGGACCAGAGAGAAGATCCAGAAGATCCAAGTAGTGCTTACATAATGCCAACTGAATCTTTACCTTGGGCAAGACCATCAGTAGCATCTTCAGGTGGAAGTAACAGTGGAAGTGGTACCTTTTCAGTACCTAAACTAGGCACGATATTAAGGATAACATTTGACAATGGTAATTATTATTCTCCTGTATACCATGAGTCACTATACCCTTCTGATGAGACTAAGGCGGAGATAGAGGCGGCTTATCCTAATTCACATGTATTAATATATGATACAGCATTTGGGTTAACAGGGGATCTACAATCTGGTGATCCTGAAGTTACTAACGAAAGGGAGGGGGAACATATTAAAGTTTTCTTTACAGAAGAAAAAGGCTTAATGATGGATTACACGACAACAGAAGGTCCAACAACAGTAAATATAAAACCTGATAATTCAGTTGAAATAATAAATGCAAATGGAGATTCAATTGTAATGCTTAATGATGGAAATATAACATTTACTCATTCTGCTCAGTTTACAATTAATAGTGGTGCTAATACTGAAATTAATTGTGAAGATGCAATAATTAATTGTACTAACACCGTTGTAAATCATGCCTCATCTATTGAATTAGGACAAGGTGCAGTTGAAAAGGTAGTACTAGGAGATACATTTATGGCTCTATTTAATAAGCATACTCACATTGGAAACTTAGGGGCACCGACATCTCCACCACCAGCAACCGGTAATGCAATGACTGCAAAAGAATTAAGCCAAAAGCAAGTTAAAACTCTATAAATATATAAATTAATAAAACTAAAAACATGGCATTAGTAAAACCTGTATTAGATACCGCTCTAACAAATACATTAAATGCAGCATTTGCAGCAGCAATGACTGACTTCGTTACTGTTATTAAAGCTAGCCCTGCAACCGGAAACGATTCCGAGGCTATAAATTTAACTGCTGCAATAGCATCATCGTCATTAGTATTTTCTAATTTAGCAGGACCCGGTATTTCTACTGCTGTCGATGCATACATAAGGTCACAAACATTAATTGTGCCACCAGGTCAACTTGTAACAACCGCAGGTTCTGCTGTTGCTCAGGCTGGTGCAACATCCGCACCTTCACCACCAATTCCTGTTTTATAATCTTAAACTATTTAATATCTAAAGGTATAATAATTAAATCTAAACCGAGTAATATATAATCTATAATAACACTCTTAATAAAAAAATAATGAACGAACAAGAAATCACCATCCAATTAAGTGATGATCCATTTGACACTAAAGTAATTAAAGTTAAAGTACCTAAGGGAACTAAGTTAATGTCAACCGAGGCATATTCTGCTGATGTGTTGGATATGTATGATATGAGCGATGAAGATGCTAAAAAGCTTCAAATGTCAGAAGAGAATAATAATTATATTACTCAAGCCGAGATTGCTTATATTAAAAAAGAAATACAAATTGTTGAAGGTGAAGAAAGAGAGGTCAAAACAGAGGCACTGGTTGACATATCTAGAAAAAATACAGCTGTATGTATTTTATCAAAAGAAGATCCGGATATAGTAGAACAATTAGAGGTTGGGATGATAGTAGATATTAAAGTTAAACATTCTAAACAAGGTACCTTATATGCTTCTATTAGTGATGCATTAGACGAAGTTAAACGTAATGAAATTTATAATGCCATTGGAAATAAAACTATTGGGTTTACTGGTAAAGTAAAAGAACTTATTCATGGTGGTTACTGGGTAGAAGTAGGCGGTGTTGAATGTTTTATGCCAGGTTCATTAGGCGGTTTAAATAAACTGCATAACTTTGAAAAATTAGTAGGTAAAGAAATTATCGTTATGCCTATAACTTATTCTAATGAAAAACAAACCATTGTCGTTTCCCATAGAGAATATCTAAGAACTATGATACCTTCTGCTGTGGAAAATCTTAGAGAAAATATTAAAGAGCATGTAACTGGGTTTGTTACAGGTGCAACTAAATTTGGTATATTTGCTGAATTTAACGATTGCTTAACCGGATTAATTCCTAAAAATGAATTAGATGAATCTACATTAGAGAAGTTTAATAATAGAGATATTAAACCAGGTGATGAAATTGATTTTTGGACTAAAGAAATAATTTCGGAAAGAAAAATAATACTTAGCCAAACCGGACCTAAGATAGATTTATGGGATGGTGCTGATGAGAAATACAAACCTATGATGGTCACTGAAGGTAAAGTTACTAAAGTTACTAAGTATGGCGCATTTGTCGAATTAGAAAAAGGTATCAGTGGTCTTATTCATAAAACTAAACTTAAGAATACTGAACTTACAAAAGGCGACCTTGTAAATATTAAAATTGGTAGTGTGAATGTTAGTGATCGCAAGATTACAATGAACTTAGTATAACATCCATCCTGGTTTGGAATATATAAACAAATCAGGATAAATATGTATTCTAACGAACAACTAAATGCTATACATTCTTCAAAGATAGGTTTTGAATTTGAGTTCTTTTCAAACGAAAACCTTGATCTTACTAAAGATAGTTTAGCACAAACCTTAAACAAGTCAATTAGAGTAGAAGAAAAAGCACATAGTGACTTTATACCTACTCAAGATATTTTTAAATTAGAACCAGATAACTCCGGTGGTACTGGAATGATTGAGTTAGTAACCGGTCCACTACCTTTTGTTGAAGCCAAATTAGTTATGGCTAAAACTTTAAAATGGATTAGAGAAAACGGTAAGACTAATGAAAGATGCTCTATTCATATAAACATTGCGTTTGATGGAAAAAAGTTAGGACCTATTGTTAATATGTCAAAATTAGACGTAGGTAAATTTGTACTTAACTTTGATGAAAACAAAGTATATGAAGCCTTCCCAAACAGAAGAGATTCTGTTTATGCAAAATCTATAAAGTTTATTGTACCTTTAAGTGGTATGACTCAACCTTCACCAGAAAAAAATCTTTGGAAAAACTATATGTTTGTCAAAGAGAAGTATTATGGTATTAATTTTGAAAAGCTACAAAAAGGTTATATTGAATTTAGATATCTTGGTGGTGCTGATTATGAAAAGAGGTATTCTACAATACTTTCAATGACCGAACATTTTATTACTTCATTATATGAAACTTTAGTTAACCCAAAATATAATGAATCTGATTTAAAGGTTTTGGATAAGATTTTAGAAAAGCATAAAACTGTTATTGAATCTTACCGAACATATTCTTCATTTAAAGAAAAATTTCCTAATGTTCATTTAATGGTTGATCTTCAAACATATGATCAGCTTATTGAAATGTATTACCCTAAAATTAGAGAAAAGATTTTTGATTTAATTACTAGGGCTGATATGAATGAAGGTTTAATCAATTACGATAGTGATACCGGTAGAATTCAGATTAAAGATGCTAAGTTAATGAGATGTTTTGAAATAAACGGTGTTGATATTGTTGATTCAGTTATCCAAGGAAATATAGTTAATTGTGATATCTTTGGTTGTGACCTTAAAAACGCGTCAGTATTTGAATCTAATTTATTTGGGGCTACTATAGCCGAAGATTGCAAAATAGAAGAATCATATGTTAGTAGAAATGTAATATGTGAAGATAGTTATGTATTTGGTAAAAGAGGCGTTTTTAGTGGTGAAATGGTTGGTGGTATTTTTAGACAAGGTAGAGCAACAGGGCTTGCGAGGTTTAGTGATAAAACTGAAGTAATTGAAATAGAAAAAATTAAATAAAGATATGTCAAATAAAAGTTGGTGTAACCCAGATTCACAGGAATGCTTAGACGCGCTAATCAAAGAAATTAATGATGACTTAACAGTAGGTTGCCAAATACCTTTTACAGTACCTAAAAAAGAGTTGGCTCATATTATTAATAGAGCCAAAGATTATTTTTATAAAATATATGAAGATAGTGTAGAAGAAATGTATATTGCATTACCTAAGTCTGCTTGGTATGAAAAAGATTTTAGGCAAGGCGTTAGTCATAGTAACGGTAGTAATAAATTAACAGAGAAGGATGTAAACAATCCTAGGGGTGTTGTAAAAATGCCTTCAACCGTTTGGGCAGTTAATAATGTATTTCAAATAAATGGATTCTCTGGTGAAGATGGTGGCTTTGGTGATAACTCATTTTCTGCAGGTGATCCGGATTTTTCATTAGATAAGTTTATTTACTCTGATGTGTATGGTGCTGGTATTGGATCCGAAGAATTAATGTACTATGTAATTAATTCTAAATTTATAGATAATGCAAGACAAGTTTTACAGGCTCAGATATCATACAATTATAATAGACTAACTAAAAAGTTTAGATTTATGGGGGAGTTACCAAATAAAGGTGCATGCATATTTCAGGTTTATAATACTATTCCTGATTGTGATCTTTTTCAAGATGAGGCTTTTATAAGATACTGTATAGGTATGGCTAAAATACAATTATCTAGAATATTAGGTACATTTCAATTTAACTTACCTGGTAATATTACTATTAATTATGATTTGATATCTAGTGAGGGTAGAGAAGAAGTTGATGCTATCGTTGAAGAAATAAAAGGTGATGAAGGTGTTGATTATTTTTTCACAGGATAATTTATAATCTAAGACCCTCAAAAAATGTAGAGAATATATAATAAAAGAATATTCTCCATGATTAAAGAAATATACAGTAGAGACATAGATGCACCGAAGTACAATGATGACGTCATTGAGGTGACTGATCAATTACAACAGCTTATCCTTAAGATAGAGAATTGTTTGTTTACAAGACAAGGTGATGTACTAGGTTCTCCTAATATGGGATGTAATTTAGATGATCTTGTCTTTTCTTTAGTTTTAAATGAATCTGTTATTTCACAAAAGATAAGTAGTCAGATTCAAACATATTGCTTAAATAGCAGCAGTTCACAGTTTGGAATTGATGTAAGAGTTCAATTTTTTAGTGTGACAGAGCGAAACGGTTGTTTGGTTGATATTTATGTAAATGAACAAAGGGTCATTGGGGCTTTGTTTTAAAATAAAAATAAAATAGTTAATGTCATTTTTCAGTAAAACAAGAATAAAAGCAACAGAGTTATTTTTTGATGCTTTTCAATATTTACAGCGCCAGTATGATCAAGCCGGTGAAGTGTTTACGCCTGCATCACCATTTGGGCAAATTCTTACCGTGGTTGCCAACTTAGGGGAACTTATTTTATTTTACATTGAAGCGGTTGGGACAGAGCTTAACATTAGCAGAGCAAGAAATATAGAATCAATATACGGTTTATCAAGACTAACTGGGCATGATCCTACTAGAGGAATATCTGCGCAAGGTATAATTGGACTAAGATTAAATACATCTGCAGCCACATTAGTTGAAGGCGACTTTGTACAAATATTAAATTATGCTGAGCTAGAAATTGGACAAAATGGTCTAAGTTATTTTATTAAGTTTGATAGTGATTATATAAGATTAGAAAAAACAACAAGGTCATTTGTTAATGTTCAATTAATACAAGGTATAATTGAAGATCAAAAATTTACCGGAACTGGTGAACCTTTACAAAGCTACAATTTAACTACCAAAGACCCAACAGATCAATATATGGTTGATGTACATGTAGATGGTAAATTATGGAAAAATGTTAATTCTTTATATGACATGAATAATGGCGAAGAATGTGTTATGATAAAAACTAGTGTTAATGGTGGCTTAACTTGTTTCTTTGGAAATAATCAATTTGGCCAACCTCCTGCATTAGGATCTATAATAAAAGTTACTTATGTAAAGACCAGAGGATCTGCTGGTAATATTGGTGGAAAGAATTTAGATATGAAATTTAAAACTCCAGGAACAGATTCTACAGGAGAAGAAATAGATCTTAATGAAGTGTTATCTTTAAACATTGTTCGTAATCCTATATTTGGTTCAGATAGCGAAGACCCTACATTTACAAGGTTAATTGCGCCATACCAAAGTAATTCATTTGTATTAGCTAATCCTAATAATTATATTTACTATCTAAGTAAGTATGATTACTTTTCTTTTGTAGACGCATATAATACAAAGGATGATCAATATTTAGATGATGACAATATTATATACTTATTTTTAATACCGGATATTGCTAAAAAGATAACAAGTGATAAAGATTATTTTAGTGTTCCTGTAGATGAATTCTCAATGACACCTGACGAAAAAGAAATGGTATATGAAATTCTAAATGAAAGTGGCCGACAGATAGTTACTGCTGAAGTTAGAATTAATGATCCTATAATTAAAAGGTATGCATTAAATATTGTTTTGAGATATGTTGAAGGATTTGATAAAGATGAAATTCATGCATCCATTAGAGAACAACTTAGTACTTATTTTATATACATAAACAGGAGAGATAGAATTCCAAGATCCGACTTAATTTCAATTATTGAAAACGTAGATGGTGTAGATTCTGTTAATGTATTTTTTATATCCGAAGCTAATGAAAAGGCTATGGCCGATGGGTTTTATGAAATTCCTGTTTATGGCACAGATCCTGTAACAGATCAAAAAGTATTAATAGAAACCAAGAAGGTAATGCTTAAAGGTGATGAGGATCCTCAAATAGGATTAGATGAATTTGGTGATGTAATTATTGGCCCTGAAGATTTGGCTATTATAAGAGGTGGTTGGGATGATAGGAATGGAACTTTTTATGAAAGCATACCTAATAAGAATACAATAAGTTCTCTTAATATTTTCTTTAAAGGTACTATTCCAAATAACCTTTATAATAAAACTCAACAGTCTAAGTTTCAAGATTTAAAAAGAACTAGAGGAACAACTATTGCAACATCAGGAAACTCAAGAAGTACAAATACTGGAAGGTTAAAAGATAACCCTACATTAAAAGCAATACAAGGAAAGTAATATGAATAAATTTACAGAAAAAAGAAAAGGTATGCCTAGTGTTTATAAAGCAACATACGAAGAAGGATGGGAATTAAAAAACTTAGGTAATGACTATAATGAAAATTTAATGAGAAATTCATTTTCAAATTATATGTTCAGAAACGAGAGACTCTCAACCTTTTTAGATTCTTACTTAAAACCAATTATGACATTTTGGATTAATAAAGTAAAATATCTTAGAATTTATTATAACTTCGGTGTACCTAAAGATTACCAAAAAATAAATTAAGATGGCTAACAATTGGCAACATTTAAATTTCTTTGACAAGAACGGTAAGTATTACAATTTTGATTATGATACTTCTGCTGATAAGTGGTCAGGTACGGTTTACTTACCTGAAGTTTCTATCGGCCTGTTTGAAGTTGGTCAACTATTTATATTAGAGGAATTTATTGATAAAGATACGAATATAAAAAAATTCGGTTTCCCACATGGGATAGAAGTTGTAACAGGAACTAGTGGATCTACCAATGGGATTTGTAATTGGGTTGCTGAATGGCAAACATCCGATCCTACTGAAATATTCTTATTTCAATTTAACATGGATTTTAATAGTGGAACACAAACATCTCTAGAAATAGAACCAGATGGACCACCATTAGAAATCATATCAGAATTAGAAATACCTTTAGACTCAGATCCTAGTGAAACGGTTAGCCCAGAAGGTTATACGATTACCAATAAGATTACATCCGAAGCTTTACAGGTTAATTTTGCGATTAGGTCAGAATCTGAGAATACATTTAAAAGAACTTTGTTAATTAAAGATGACTGCACAGGTAATGTTATTGCTGAGATTTTAGTATGGGGAGAAACTGTTGGTGAAGATGAACGGTTAAAAGTTATGACCGAGAATATGGGTTATAATATTTTAGAGTCTGACAGTATGGTATTTAGAGATACAAATATAAAAGAGCTATTACCTGATTTTGAAACTGTGAATTTAAAGAGAAAGGAAATAATGTTAGAAGGATCTAATATTTATCCTTGGATAGGTTCGTATAAAGGTCTAATAAATGCTATTAAGTTTTTCGGATATGATACTTTGCAAGTGAAGGAGTTTTGGAAAAATGTAGATGCTAATTCCCCACAATTTGGAAAGTATATACAAAGTAATAATATTGCTTTATTTGATCCTACTGTTCAATTTAACGATAAGTCAATTACACTTCCTAATAAAAGGTTTAGAAAAACTAGTTTATTCAGTTTAGTTTATAGAATCAATGAGATTGTACCAGACAGTTATGACTCTGAAGATTTACCTTTAACTGAAGAGAATTTTGATTTTACTATTGAAGAAATTTTAATTAAGTTATTTGGATTAAAGAAAAAATTAGAAAATGAATTTTTACCACTTAATGCCAGAATAAAAGATATAACAGGTGAAGCTGATTTTTTCGGTTTATTGGAGGTTACAAATACATTAAGTAGAAATGATAAGGCAGAAATTGTAGCAGGAATAGATACTAGTTTTAAGTTGTCAACCGATGATTGTATTTATATGGAAGATCTTAGGTCTTTTAGTTCTTTTTGTGTATCATCCGAAGCTATAGTTAATCAAGCAATAGTCAATTACTGTAATGCATATATAGCACCACTAACAACAGGTATTGGTATTGGTCGTAATTTAGTTGCAGGACCTATCACAGCCAGCACTATTTACCCACCGCCTCCAATTGGCCCAGATTTAAATGGAATTTATGGATTACCTTTTGATGGTGGTAATGCAACGATAAATGATTTGGCTGATGCGTTTCTTGCATATTTTACAAGGTACTCGCCTGATCTTAAAAAGGTTGGTGCTTGGCCTGATGGTGAGTCATCTTATTATTTGCCAGATAAACCAGGTATTCCTGTTGGTGCTATGACAGTATTAGAAAACGATTCATTTAATAATATAACTTGGGATAATGTAGATTCAACATGGAATCAATTAAATGATGCTAATACCTTCTTTACTTTTGATATTGACCCACAAGGTGTGAATCCTGGTGATGTATTTATTGTTAATGATCCGGATTCAAATACAGGTGCAACATACACTGCTATGGTTGGTGACACTGATACCGATGTGGTTAATGCTTTATTTAATCAATTAAAAACTCTTAAAGTTTCATTTATTGATCCTTGGGTATATTGGGATATTAGTAAAGAGAATGTTGTAACTGGGGACGTTGTTAGAATATTTGGACAAAATGTAGATAGATTAAAAGTTTCTTGTCAATCAGCGTTTGGTTCAGAACTTCTTTTTAATCAGCAGCCTGGAGAAACTTTATTTACATGGGACGGTATTGAAAGAGGAAACTTTGATGAAATTGAATGGACTATTTATAAGGAAGAGACCGATATATCACCATCATATTATAAGGTATTCAGAGGACCTCTATCACAATATAATAAGTTGCCAATAATACTACCGTATGTTGGAACATATAGTGTTGAAATGAAGCTATTTGATTTATATAACAATATTTCATCTAACGTTAAACCTGATTTTATTTGTGTAGAGAGTAGAGAGGTTGAATATTCTGGGTGGTACCAATCAAGAAAGTTAAACTATAGTTGGAATAGTGAATCAAAATATATTTGGAATGATTATGGTTCATTATGGGATTTGCCAATTACACCTGAAATTACATGGGATCAAGAAACTCCGAGTTTATATGAATCTCTTGATAGGGTAAATGCAATTTTAAATAACTTCGGTTTAGGTACATCTCCAAATTTTCAACTCTTAAACTATCAAGATGACGGTAAAGCTAGTTTTTCTGGTCCATATAGATGGGATAATTTAAATAGCGGTGGCTGGGATGACACTTATCACTTGTGGTGGGACATGACTAGTACGACTGGTGATACTCCAGCATTTTTCCAATTCAAAGAAGTTGTCCCTGAAACATATTTAAGAATAACAGACATTCATGGAATTACCGCTGAGCATTATTTTGATTTAAGCATAACGACTTTAGCTCAAGCCGCATCCAGTTTAAATGTCAGCACAAACAAAATTATTAATAAGTATGTTTATAATGTTGTTTATGATGCATCCAGTAATCAGAAGTTTATACAAGCAGTATGTAGATATTTTGGGGTTCATGGTGATTGGGAGTTTATTGATATGGTATATGCCAATGGTGATAGAGTATGCCCATCAGGTGTAACTGGTTCGCCTTTCCCAACAGGATTTACCGGTTGCCCTAGTTTAATTTATAGAAAAGGTTTGCATAAAGCAAGCAACCCAACATGGAACACCGCTAAATTTATAAATAATGGGAAAACATTACCTAAAATGAGTTGGCTTATGTTTGTGTATGATAAATGTAAGATTCCTGGTAAAGGTAATCCTAGATGGATAATTAAGAATACAACTAACTCTAAGATGGCTGATATATATTTTGAGAGTAAATACTTAACTTATCTGTTTAAGGAATCTGGTAAATACGAGATCACTCTTGAACTTACAGATACGAATGGGAATAAATATAAAAAGGGAAGAAATATCCTAGTAATAAAATAGAAAAGAAATGGCAATTAGCGTAACAGAAATTCTTGGAACAGATTCATTATCCGGATCCAGGCTTGTATTGAACGATAACTTCAATATTTTGACCAGCGAAATTAATGCAATGGAGGTTTACTTTAACCCTACGGCTGGTACTATAACTAATCTTAACGATTTAAAAACAGAATCATTAAGAGTAGGTTTAAGTACTATCTTATTAGATGTTAATGCTTCCACATTTGATGTTTTAACAAACGTCAACATGACAGGTAATCTAAACTTAAATGGTGGTGGATTATTTAGAAACGACGTAGATCCACAAACCTTAAACGATACATTTGCAGGTGGATCACCAATCCCAATTGGGACTAGCACCGCAGTACCACCTTACACAGTAGAGCGTGTAGGAAACAGTTCAGGTACTACTGTAACCATTCAATTAAATGATGGTTCAATAGGCCAAGAAATATTCTTTGTTTATTCAGAGGCACAAACTGGTATTGTTGAAATAGGCGGGGCTGTAAATCCTATTGTTTTAGATGGGGGTAATAAAGTTCAATTAGCTGCACAAGGACAGTCGGTCCATTTATTATGTGTTGATAATGGTACAGGAAATGGTGACTGGTATTTAGTAGGTGGTAAATATTCTGCAATAGTTTAATAAAAAGAAAAGAGATACATGGCAACGACGCCTTTAATTAAAACACCGCAGGCTGATGGAGGTACATTTTATACCTTCTCTTCATCTGCGAGAGATCTTTCAAAGACCCTTAACAATGATCAGCTTAAGTTGGTCTTTTCTAAGTTTGTGCTTTTAAATTTACCGGACTTTGATAAATTAGACCCAAATATAACAGGCTCTCTTGATTATGCTAACTATATGCAATTTGATACTATTGATGGTATGATTGCAAGTGGTGGCTTAAAAGGTGATCCTAATGTTAATTTTACTGAGAGTCTTCAGAATTACGCGCTGAACTTAGAGGAATTGATTATTAGTGATGCTTCTTATGATAATACTATACAGAGATCTGTTGCTGAAAGAGTATTCTTTAAGTGGTTAAAGGAGACTGGTGCTATGAGGTTCCGTGCTGCTACTACTTTAGAAAAGAACCCA